TATTTTTACTCTCAGGTTCAGGCGCATCGTCTCATGCCAATGAATCATCCTATACAGACCTAGCACTCTTCGTTTCCGGTGCAATTGGCTCAAAGGATACTTCTGTAAAAGGTACCTCTGTATTTGGCGGTGATGTTGTCATAAGTGGATCTCTATATGGCGGATCTCCAATGTCTGTTGGAAATACAACAGAGGTATCCGGTGCACTTTATCTTCAAGATCAGGCATCAGCCCCTGGAATAGCTGATTCTGGTGGAAGTGTTCTATATTCAAGAGCTGGAACACTTTACTTCAAGCCAGCAGGCGGCGCAGAGTCATCACTAGGTGGCGGATGGGTTGATGATGGAACAGTTGTAAGATTAGATACAATAACAGACAGAGTCGGCATCGGAACCACAACTCCGCGTGCAAATCTCGCTGTTAGAGATAGTGCGACTGGCGCTTCTTCAATTTTAATTAGTGGCAACTCAGCTACTAGCGCATCAATTTTCTTCACTGAAGGAGGGGCTAGCCAAATTTCTCGAGGTGGAATTATTAGACACGGTAGCTCGCTGACTAGCGATCTGATGGCCCCGGCAAATAGTATCATTATAGTCAATAGTTCATCTAACGGTTCTATAGTAATAAAAGGAAACATGGGTGACCAAAAACAGGTCGCCATGGCAACTTTTTCACCAAAAAGCTTTATAGCCCCTCATGCAGGACCACAAATATTGTTTCTATCGGGAACGTCAGGCGATGGTAGCGACGATGATGTAACAAATGCAAATGACGTAAACTTCTGGGTATCAGGATCAATAGGAAACAGAGGAAATATAGCTGATAGAGGAACATCAGTATTTGGCGGCGACGTAGCAGCTAGCGGCTCCATTTACTCTCTAAACACCCTAGACGTCTCAGAATATATTAGACATATTGGAGACACTAATACAACAGTAAGATTTGAAACAGATAAGATAACTCTTAATCCCGGCGGTGTCTCGTATGCATCTTTTAATGCAAATGAAACCGCAATATCTCTTAATCCAGACCAGGCTTCAATTAGCACAATTATTCAGGGTCAAAATAAGATGGGTGTCGCAGTCGATGGATCACTCGACAGGGTTCTTATTTTATCCGGCGGTGGTGGTACTAGCGTAGATGAATCTGATTATGTAGATACATCATTCTTTGTTTCAGGATCTGTAAACTCAAGAGGAACACAAACAAGAGGAACATCACTCTTCGGCGGGGATATTGTCACTAGTGGCTCGATGTATGTATTGACTAATTCTCCAACAGCAGCACTTCACGTCAACGGTGCTGTAAAGATGGACGCTGATGTCACTCTTGGAAATGCAGCTAGTGACGATATTACCATTACAGGGAATGTAGCATCTAACATTATTTCTAAAACAAATAATGCTTATGATCTTGGCAGCACTGCAAAGAAATGGGCAAATATACATACAACCACGTTATCAGGATCAACAATATCTAGCTATGAAGATTCAAATCTGTTAATTAAATCAGACGGAGATATTGTTTTTCGTATCGATGATGACAATAATGGATCAAACTCATTCCACTTCAGAAACGGTTCAGATACATCAGTTATCTCGCTAGATGAAGTTGGAAATATATCTACAGCTGGAAGTATAGAGACACTAGCTAGCGGAGATTTGACCATTAGTGGAAATTCTTTTCTCAATGGGAACACAACACTTGGAAATGCATCTAGTGATGATATCACGTTTACTGGAAAAGCAGCATCTAGTCTTATTCCGAAAACAGATAGTACATATGATCTAGGTAGTGTGTCAAATAGATGGGCAAATATCTATACAGGTGACCTTCACCTTCGAAATGAGAAAGGTAATTGGACAATCCAAGAGGACACAGATAAGCTCATAGTTATCAATAATATAACAGGTAAAAAATACAAAATGGTACTAGCGCCATTAGAGGAGAATGAATAATGCCTATAGTAGGTCCAATATCAGCATCTGCTGGAAGTGTCTATATTCCCGTAACAGGGTCTCTAGTGTTGATCGGAGAGTCAACGACATTTATAACTGGTAGCACACTTGTTACTGGAAGCATGATCATAACTGGATCTCTCATTACCTCTGGATCTACAACTATAACAGGTAGTACACTTATTACAGGAAGCATGATCATAACTGGGTCATTAACAGTGACCGGATCTGATACTTTTACAGTTCATGGCCCTTCAATATTTAATGGAAATATTGAGTCATCTGGGTTTGTTACTGCCTCTATGGGTCTATCCGGATCTTTGACAAGGCTAGTTAATGGAACATCTTATCTCGCAGCTGGTGACAATATCACAATTACCTCTGCATCAAATGGGCAGGTTGTTGTCACCTCAGTTGGCGGATCACCTGGAGGATCTACTACAGAGCTTCAATATAATAACGGGGGTGCATTCGATGGCGTAAGCGCATTCCAGTCTGATGGGACAAATATAACACTTCTCGACGCAGGCCAGCTTAGAATTGGAACAGGTACAGATCTTGTTATATCTTCATCAAATGATCAAGTTTACTTCGGCCTAAGCACAACTAATAAAGATCTGATCTTTACAAGCATCGAAGAAGAAATCATGAGAATTGATGAAAGTCACAACTCCGTTGCAATTGGGGTAAATGCCAACACTGTTGCAAAACTTCTAGTAGATGTCGAAGATGAGGAAGATGATCACGGAATAAAGATTCAGCAAGCAGACAGCACAAACAGCAAAAGAGCGCTATGGATAGACTCCGCCGCTGCTGGAATATACATGACAGCAAAAGATGGTATCCAGGTTGTAGTCAACGAAGACAATGGATACGGATTTTTAACATCTAGAAACAAGGCTACAGTCGATGCTCCGCTAGTCAAAATTAGAGATCAGCTGGGAGACGAATCTGCACTCAAAGTGATTCAAGAAAGCGCAGATACTTCTGCTTTTGCGATCGAAATTGCAAACGCTTCAGCCACAAAAACTACCCTGTCAGGATCTGGACAGGTGGGCATTGGAAAGGGAACTACAGCATATAATGCAATGCTGCATGTCAAAGGAATAAGCAGAGGTGATGGGATTGTTCTTGAAGATGCCTCCTCCGCTGACATTGTTGTCAAGATGTATGAGAGCACAGATGACGGAGTAATTGATGTATACGCTAACAATTCCGTTACTGCTCGAATTCACGGAAACGGAACCAGCTACATAAATACAGGAGGAAACTTTGGTATTGGAACAGCTACTCCTGCACATGTCTTAAGTGTTGTTGGAGCAGTCAGTGCCTCACTCGGCCTAAGCGGATCTTTGACACGACTTGTCGATGGAACATCTTATCTGGCAGCTGGCACAAACGTAACAATTGCATCTGCATCTAATGGTCAAGTTACTATATCTTCAACAGGCGGATCAGGGTCTCCCGCAGGATCAGATACACAGATTCAGTATAACAATGCAGGTACGTTTGGAGCAATAGCAGCATTTACCTGGGATGACACAAATCTCACTATAGATTCAGCAGCAAGACTTCAGTTTAGAGACAGTGATATCTACATAGAATCACCTGCTGATGGAAAGCTCAATATATCTTCTGACAGCAAGGTTCTTATTCTCTCAGGCGGTGGTGCTGGCAGCTTTGATGAAGCAGCTGCTTCTGATGTTAATTTCTATGTCTCTGGAACAGTAGGCTCAGCTAAGACGGCAACTAGAGGAACCTCAGTCTTTGGCGGCGACGTTGTCATATCTGGCTCACTTTTCGGAGGAAGCCCACTTTCAATTGGAGGAGATTTGACAGTAAGCGGTTCTGTAATTTTGAGTGGGTCTTCTCCTACAGAGATTACAGGCAGCCTCTCAGTTACAGGCAGCATGGATGTATCTGGCTCGCTTACAGTTTCTGGATCTGACACATTTACTGTCTACGGTCCTTCAGTTTTCAATGAGGGTGGAGCATCAGATAGCGATTTTAGGGTTGAAACAGATGGTGAAGATGAGGCTTTGTTCATAGACTCTGCTAATAACAAGCTTTACATTAATAAAGGTAATACCTCTTTTATAACAACCATTGGTGGTGCAGGAACTGCTGAGGCCTTGCGTGTTAATGCTGGAGGTGTCGTCCTTAACATGAATGGACATGCTGCGAATGACTTTAGGGTTGAGACAAGCGGAAAAGAAAATGCAATCTTTGTTGATGCAGGAACTGATCAAGTTCTTATTCTCTCCGGGGGCAGCCCTACAAGTAATAATGAGTCAAATTATTCTGATACTGTGTTCTTTGTTTCAGGCACAATAGGTTCAAGGGGAACGGCGACAAAGGGAACTTCTGTTTTCGGTGGTGACACAGTAATATCTGGATCGCTCTACCTCGATGAGCTCGCCGTTACCCCGGGTGTCATACCAGATGGGACCGTGGCTGTATACGGTAAAGATGATAGTGGTGTTACAAAACTTTACTTTAAGAATGAATCTGGTGAAACAGAGATAGGTTCAGGTGGCGGGAGCGGAATCTCATGGGACGGTTCGACTGCAAATGGTATAGCTACATACAAAGATGCCGATGAGGCTACAGTAGAGGCAAACTTTACATTCAATGGCACAGACGGCCTGATAGCTTCGGCAGGAAGGATGCAGTTTAGAGATTTGGGCTTGTTTATACATTCGCCTGCTGACGGTCAGCTGGCCATCGAGGCTGACACGACACTATCACTTACCGGCTCTGGTGCGGCAATAAATGCTGTGGCTATAATGACAAATAATGTCGGCGGCGGCATAGATGTTGACTCTGGAACAGGGGGATATAATAATACCTCGACGGGCGTCCTAGCCTTAAGCTCTTCCTTTAATGATCCCTCTGCGATTCAAATAACAGCAACTGCCGGCGGCATGGATATAACTTGTGAAGGTGCGGCGGGTGAAGATATTGACATAGCTAATGCTAACGGGTCAATTAGAATTGTAGCAGAAGAAAACGTACCAGACGCTATAGAGATAGTGGCTGCACCTGGCGGAATTATTCTTAGTGCCAATGACACAACAAGCGGTATACAGATAGCTGCTGGAAATTCTGGTGTACCAGTTCTTATAGGTCACACAACATCAGAAACAACTGTTCAAGATAATCTTAGTGTAACAGGAAATCTGACTGTTAACGGAGCCTTAGCTGAGATATCTGGAACTCTCTCAATAGAGGCAACTGGAACAGAGGCAATCAGGATAAACAAGGAAGACGCTGACACAAGAGAAATAGTATTTGAGCAAAATGGATCTGATATAGCAAGTATTTTCTGTAATGCTGCAGAAAGCCTAAGAATTAAAAATGAAACTACAAATGGCACAATAACACTCCAGGCAAAGGATGCTTCAACTGTATTCAATATATTGACTATCGCAGGGGAAAACCAGTCTGTCGGAATTGGAACTACATCACCCGCTGGAGTTTTAGATGTGCAAGGAATACCTCCGGCACCCGGAGCCAATGCATCAAGTCAGGTATTTATTCTTTCTGGGTCTGGCTCGCCCATGTCTACAGATGAGTCACTTTATTCAGACACAGCACTTTTTGTATCCGGTGGCATAGGAACAAAAGATACAGCAATTAAAGGTACGTCTGTCTTCGGGGGAGATTTAGTTTCGTCAGGAAGCATCTTCGGAACAATGAAGCACTTCTATCACTTCTCTGCAAATGTAACAAATATTAACGAAAACTGGCTTAAGTCAGGTGGAAACGATGCTGGATCACCATTTGATCGTGGGAACCACCAGTGGATCGCACCATATGGAGGAAAATTACAGGCGGCTACTGTTAGATCTGATGCAACAGACGGAGTCAACTCATTAGACGTCAAATTCTACTCTTCACCCGGAGGAGATGCGACATCCGGCGGCACAACAAAAACTTCTAATTTCATAATAAGCAGTACCGACATAGCTTTTTCTGATATTTTATTAGATCACTCAATAGCCCCGGGAGATTCACTGGGGGTTAGTGTTCAAAGAGCAGGGACTAATCCTGGAAAAGTTAATGTCACACTTATTGTCGAATATGACATAATGAGTAATATAATCTAATAAGAAATCTAATATAAACTAGCACACCTCTAGGCTGTAATATTTCATTGCAATTGTCAAGGAGAGTACTTTGTTTAGTAGCCCATTTGAAAATCAAGAGACCCCAGTCTCCATTCCAGATCACACTGACGTAGTTTTTGTTTCTGATCTTTTTTCTAGTGACCACGTAGGTGGAGCAGAGCTTACAACAGATGCCATCATAGATGCTTCTCCGCTTAGTGTTTTCAGGCTACATTCAAAAGATGTAAATGAAAAAACACTGAGCGAGGGAATAGAAAAATATTGGATATTTGGAAATTTTGCATCAATGAACCTAGATCTTCTTCCAGGAATCATATCACAGATAAAGTATTCTATTGTTGAATATGACTATAAATACTGCAAATATAGATCACCTGAAAAGCACTTTTTTGCAGAATCTAAACCATGCGATTGCAATGAGGATATGCATGGCAAAATGATATCTGCATTTTATTATGGGGCAAAATCTCTATGGTGGATGTCAACAGCACAAAAGGAAGTATACCATTCTTTATTTCCATTCTTGGGAGAGGTAAAAAATACAGTTTTATCTTCTGTATTTTCACGAGAATTTTTTGAAAAAGCTGCTGAGCTTTCATCAATAGCAGAGAAGAAAATAGAAGCTGGAGAAGCATCAAGAGATAAGTGGATAGTAGTAGGATCAACTTCTTGGATAAAGGGGGTAGATGATTCTATAAAATACTGTGTAGATAACGGTTTAGACTATGAGCTTGTAGAGAACATGAACTATGATGATTTGCTTGAAAAGCTATCTACTGCACACGGTCTAGTGTTTTTGCCAAAGGGCGGAGATACTTGTCCACGAATTACAATAGAGGCAAAGATTCTGGGATGTAAGCTTGTTCTTAATGAAAATGTCCAACATGCAAATGAAAAATGGTTTATGACAGAGGATATTAAAGAGTTTGGAGAGTATCTCTACTCAGCAAGAGAGCGATTCTGGCATGGAATATCAAAAGATGTAAATCACAAACCTACAATAAGCGGGTATACAACTACGCGTAATTGTTTAAATCAAAACTATCCTTTCCAGGAGTCTATATTGTCTTTAATTGGGTTCTGTGACCAGGTTGTAGTTGTTGATGGTGGTTCAACAGACGGAACATGGGAAGTACTACAGAAGCTGACAGAGGCCCACGAAAAGCTAATAATACACCAGCAGACAAGAGATTGGGAAAATACTAGATTCGCTGTATTTGACGGTCTTCAAAAGGCTCTAGCAAGAGCTCTTTGTACTGGAGAATTTTGCTGGCAACAAGACTCTGATGAGATAGTTCATGAAGATGATTATGATAAAATACTCAGTCTTGTGAATCAGGCGCCTAAAAATATGGATCTAATAGCACTTCCTGTTATTGAATTCTGGGGATCAAAGAATAAAATTAGAATTGATTCAACGCCATGGAAATGGAGATTGTCACGAAATAGACCCCATATAACGCATGGAATACCAGAAAATCTTAGACAATTTGACAGTGAGGGAAATCTCTATGCACTACCTGGGACAGATGGCTGTGATTATGTTAGAAGTGATACATACGAACCTATTCCATTTGCAAATTTTTACACAGCTGAAATTCATCAAATTAGAGAATCTGCACTATCCGGGGATGAGACATCTTTATCATCTTATAAAGAAATTTTTAATAATGTGAAAAATCAGCTTCCGTCAATTTATCATTATTCCTGGTTCGATCTTGAAAGAAAAATAAAAACATATAAAAATTATTGGTCCAAGCACTGGCAAAGTCTCTATAATATGGATCAAGAAGATATCCCAGACAATAATATGTTTTTTAATAAAAAATGGTCAAAAGTAACAGATGCAGAAATAAAAAAACTAGCAAAGAAACTAGAAAAAGAAATGGGCGGCTGGATATTTCACACAAGAGTAGACTTTAGCAATCCGACACCAAGCATTGTTTTTGAAGAAGATCATCCGGAAGTCATCAAATCTTGGATAAAAAAAGAAGAAAAAATACAGATAGGATAAAAAATGGAAGTAATCTTTGTAGTACCGTGCTTCAATATGAGTAGAAACTTTGAGGCGCTGGTAAAATCTATGATCTCTCAGAAAGACGACAGGTGGCGATGTATCTTTATAGATGATATGTCAACTGATGATACCTGGGAATGCATGTCGGTCTTTAGTCATAAAAAGTTTAGTGCAATTAAAAATAATGAAAAAAAGTTTGCATTAAAAAATATAGTTGAAAATTCAAGGTTATTTCAAGAAAGAAATGATGTAATAATAGCAGTCATAGATGGAGATGATATGCTATGCAATGAAAATACAGTATCTCTTCTTATTAATGAATATGACAAAGGGGCAGATGTCGTGTGGACAGCACATAAGTGGGATATAAATGGAATGAATATTTCAAAAGAAATGCCTCCCAGTGTAGATCCGTATGCATGGCCATGGTCAAGCTCACATCTTCGATCATTTAAAGCAACTCTATTAAAGCAAATATCAGATAATAATTTTAAAAATACAACAGGAGAGTGGTTTAAAAGAGGATATGATCAAGCTCTTATGCTTCCTATACTAAGCGGAACATCAAATAGATCTTTTTTAAACACTGTTTGTTATCAGTATAATATTAACTCTGTATCAATGAAAGAAAGATCTTGGGAAGAGCATGATCAAATATCTACAATTAATATAGTTAGAGCGCGTGGGTTTTTATCCTAATGAATATTTTTTTTGAAAATGTCAATCCTAGCTCTAGATCCGGACCAAATTCATTTGGTAAAAAGTTATCCGAAGAGTTTATTAAAAATGGCCACAATATTGTCTTAGGCATTCCAGAGTCTGTTCCAGATGTTCAGCTATCTTTTATTATGTCATCGATAAAAGTATCACCTATGGTTCAAAGATTGGATGGAATATACTTTAACAGTGAGCAGGATTTTAATTCACTAAATGAGCCAATAGAATCAACCTACCTAGCAGCAGATTCTGTAATTTTTCAATCTAATTTTAATAGAGATCTTACTTTTCACTATTTCGGAAAAAAAGATGACCATCAAATTGTTAGTAATGGAACAAATCTAGAGATAATTAATGGGATTCCTGCACTAGATAGTGATGTTTTAAATTCATTTAATGAGGTATGGTGCTGTGCATCTTCATGGCGGCCACACAAAAGGCTAAAAGAAAATATAAAATACTTTATGGATACAGCCCCGCAAGATGCGTGTCTAATAATAGCGGGAAGCAACCCAGACGTAATGGTAGCTGACCCGAGGGTTTTTTATGCAGGTGATCTTGACTGGGTTACATTAATAAGCTTATACAAAAGAGCTTCTAAGTTTTTACATCTTGCGTGGCTTGATCACTGCCCAAATGTAGTAATAGATGCAAGAGCTGCTGGGTGCCATATAGTGTGTTCATCTGCCGGAGGAACTAAAGAAATAGCTGGAAAAAACTCTACAATAATATTAGAAGATGAGTGGGATTTCTCTCCTATCAGGCTATACAATCCTCCTGAAATGGATTTTTCAAAAACAATTGATTGTAAATATGAATCAGAAATTGATATAAAAGAAGTATATAAAAATTATCTATCTATACTAGAGAGAATTAGGAATAAAAACAATGTCAGTTAAAGTAACCATAGGCGTAATAAGCTATAATAGAAAAAAATATACACATGCACTACTAGAAAGCCTGAAGCTAATAAAAGATGAAGATATTCAAGTCGTAGTTGTAGACAATGGATCAACAGAGCCAGGCCTAATAGACATGCTTAAAGAATCTGAAATTATAGATGATCTTTACTTAGGAGAAAAAAGAGACTGGATAAATGACGAGTATATTGCAAAAAACAAAATGATAGAGCTTACAAAAGGAGACGTCTTATTGTCTATGCAAGATGATAGACAGATAATTGGCACGTCAAAGTATATAAAGTTATTTAGCCAAGATCTGTTAAATTCAGGAATACCATTTATGGGTGTTGATGCAGTTAGAATAAAGACGCTTTTAACACGTGTCGAATCTAAAAGAGGAATACAGAGTCAAGAAACAGGTTGCAAATACTGGATGAATCTTAATAACCATGTTGGAACAACTGGGCTTTTTATTGTAGATGTTCTTAAAGAGCTCGGTCCATATCCAACAGATTGGCCAGTTGATAAATCTTACTGGGGAAGATCTGAAGACTTTTTTACAAAACGAATGTGGGAAAAATATCCTGAAGCTTGTGTATCTATTAGATCTCATATCCCACTTATGGCTGCTGTGTGGAATGATAGCAGAGGAGGAGGAGCGTTTATTAGAGATGATATAAGATATGGCGAATATGAATCCGCAACTGATGAATCTGGGTTATATTATAATATGCTAGATAATAATGATTTTGAAAAACTAATGAATGAAAATAGGCCACAGTCATTTGTAGATACGTGTAAGCCGCTTGGATGGGATTATGCAAAAGATGAGGATGGCGATCAGAGAAAATATAGCCAGCATATCATAGTAACAGAAGGGCCGTCTGAGCCCGTAGGCAATAAAATAGCGAGCAAAGATAAAAAAAGTGACAATGATATTACCTCTGCTACGCTAGACGAATCATGGGTTTCAGATTGGCTGGATAGCTGATGGGTCTCGGGGGCTATTTAACCTGGACGCCTGTTGCTAGAGAAATTTCTAAGAGGCTAAATGGTATTAAAGTTTTACCATATGAGGCACACGGAAATATCATGAAAGTGATACATAGCCCTATATTTTATAATAATCCGTACTTTGTTCAAGAAAATGACACGTTGGATTATTTTTTTCCTATGTGCCTAAATGATCCAAATACAAATTATTGCAAAAAAGATACACCGCAACATGCACTCCAAAGACATGATAAACATATATCAGAACAGATATGTGAGTTTTATGGAATAGACCTCCAAGATACATCTTGCGAAATATTTTTAACAGATGAAGATAGGGAATATTCAACAAGTATTTTAAAAGATGTTTCTAAAAAATTTATTACAATAGATCCTCATACAAAAGATGAATATACTGTCAATAAGAGATACTCTTTTGAAAAATGGCAAGAAGTAGTTGACTCTTTACACGAAAGAATAGAAATAGTCCAGATAGGTGAAAAAACAGATATGGTGCTTAATAAGTGCACAAATTTATCTGGAAAGACATCTTTTCGCCAAGCAGGCGCTATAATAGAAAAAGCTGCACTTCACATAGGCTCAGAGGGCGGGCTCATGCATCTATCAAAAGCTGTTAATACAAAATCTGTTATTGTCATTACTGGATTCTTGCACCCAGTAATGACATGCTATTCCTCTAATTCCAACCTATGGATAGGAAGTCCGCACGGCCCATGCGGAATGAAGATACTTTGTGAAAAATGTCAAGAAGAGATAAGTGATCACGATCCCCAGCTGATAGTTAAATCTGTCCTCTCGGCGCTAGGAGAATAAAATGATTGTTGTAACAGGCGCATGTGGATTTATTGGATCAAGAATAGTTGAAGGTCTTTTTAACAGAGGCTGTACAGACAAAGTTGTCCTAGTAGATAAGATCACTGATAGGAATGTTAGGAAAATTTCAAAATTTCCAATATATGATTTCTTATCACCATCTCAATTTTTACATAGAGCAAGAGACATAACAAAAGAATCTACCTGTGTATTCCACCAGGGTGCAATTACAGATACAACTCATCCTGATGTTTCCGAAATTATGAATATGAATCATGTATATACAAAAGCTCTTATTTCAAATTGTGTAGTAGGCAAAACAAGACTAGTATATGCATCCTCAGCAGCCGTATACGGAAATGGTAAAAATGGCTTTAAAGAAGAGGTTGCATGTGAAGCACCTCTTAATGTCTACGGATTTTCTAAAGTGCTAATTGATAACTGGGCTAGACAAGGAAATCTATTTGATAATTATGATATTTTTGGTCTAAGGTATTTTAACGTCTATGGTATGGGTGAAGATCATAAAGAAAACATGTGTTCACCTGTTTTAAAGTTTTTTAATCAGGCAAAGACGTCAAACGAAATAAATGTTTTTAAGGGCTCTAGATCGTTTTATAGGGACTTTGTTGCGGTTGAGGACATTGTAAACACAAACCTTCAGTGTGCATTCGATGATGTCACAGCAGGTATTTATAACGTTGGATCCGGTAAAAAAATATCATTTTTAAAAGTTGCAAATATTGTTAAAGATTTCTTTGACGAAGTCCTCGACAATGATGTAAAAATTAATAGTATTCCATTTCCAGATAATTTATGTAACCGTTATCAGAAAAATACCCATGCAAATTTAATTAACCTGAGAAAGGCTGGCTATAAAGAAAAAATGATAGACCCAGAAATAGGCATTAAAAAATATCTTCTTGATTTGAGCCAGGTATAAAATGAAAACAATCTTTACAAACGGATGTTTTGATATTTTACATCGTGGGCATGTTGAATTGTTAAAATTTTGTAGCACTCATGGAAAAGTTGTGGTAGGATTAAATTCTGATAAAAGTATAAAATCTATAAAAGGTAAATCAAGACCACTAAACAATCAAGCTGATAGAGAGCTCCTTCTAAGATCAATAAAATATGTTGACGACGTTGTAATTTTTAATGAAGATACTCCAATTACTCTTATAAAAACAATAAAACCTGATATAATTGTTAAGGGCGGAGATTATTCAATAGATGATGTTATTGGAAACGACATCTGCGAAGTAATAATTTTTAACTATATAGATGGGTATTCAACAACAAAAATCATTCAGAATATTGGTGATAGGTGATGCCTGCCTAGATGAGTATCACTTTGGATCATGTGATAGGCTCAGCCCAGAAGCACCTGTCCCAGTTTTTAAGCGTGAAAAATATGAATCAAAACAGGGAATGTGTCTTAACGTAGCAGCAAATTTAAAATCACTTGGAAACACAGTGAGAGTTGATAGAAATAAAGAAATAATAAAAAAAATAAGGCTGGTTGATAAAAAATCAAATCATCACGTTTTAAGAATAGATGAGGATCCTGACATCACGCCTGCTGACATAAGAAAATACAATAGAGAATCTATGAGAGAATTTGATGCACTCGTAATATCAGACTATAATAAGGGATATATTAGAAATGGCGATATTTTAGATATTATAGAGCCCGCTAGGTATGCTGGAATTCCTATATTTGTGGATTCCAAAAAGAAAGATCTTGGAAATTTTGAGCAATGTATTATTAAGATTAATGAAAAAGAAAAATCTGAGGTTATTAATCTTCCCAAGAGATGCGAATTAGTAATTACTTTAGGAAAAAATGGTGCTCTATGGAATAATAAAATATTTCCATCTAGACAGGTCAATGTTCATGATGTTTGCGGTGCTGGCGACGTTTTTTTAGCCGGCCTTGTTTATGAGTATCTTTTAACCCGAGGCAACATGGAGCTGTCTATAGCCTTTGCAAATAAATGTGCATCTGTTTCTGTCACAGAGTTTGGAACATATATAATTAAAAAGAGTGATGTATTATGACCTATGTTTTTGACATAGACGGAACAATTTGCTCAATGACTGGGGGCAACTATGGTTTCGCCATACCCTTTCTCAAGAGAATAGAGAAAATTAACTCTCTTTACGAAGATGGTAATATTATTATTTTCTATACCGCGAGGGGCATGGGAAGAAGCAATAATGATAGAGACGTAGCATGTGGCCAATTTTACAATATGACCAAGAAACAATTAGGATCTTGGGGTGTAAAATATCATAAGCTCTTTCTAGGCAAGCCAGCAGGAGACCTGTATATCGATGACAAAGGAACTATTGACACAGAATTTTTCTCTGATTCCTGATAAAGTGTCTATTGACATGAAACATGTCGAAAAAGGCTGGGGTTGGGAAAGATGGATAGTTAACTGCGAAGAGTATTGCGGAAAGCTTCTTTTTTTTGAGAAAGATAAAAAATGCTCATGGCACTATCACAAAATAAAAGATGAAGTATTTTATCTGCAGTCCGGGTTAATGATTGTTAAGTTTTCTGAAGATGACGATATCAACTCTGCCCAGAAGATAGTGCTAAGACCCGGACAAAATTTTCACGTATACAGAGGATTGAGGCATCAAATGCTAGCTTTGAAAGACTCAGAGCTCTTTGAATTTTCTACCCAACATTTTGATTCAGATAGTCACAGAATTATTAAAGGAGATTAATAATGAAAATAGCAGGCGTATGGTCAGGGCATGACTGCTCTTATTGTGTATTAGACAATGGTAAGCCAGTCGTACATGACGAATATGAAAGATTTTTAAGAAAGAAAGAGCCAAAGGGTGATTCTGTTAGATTTCTTTTAGACAATTATAAAGACGCTCAGGAAGTTTCTTATGTTGTAAGCTGCTTGCCTCAAAGCAAAATAACACAGCATGAAGACTCATTTAATGAGATAAAAAGTGTAGTTGAAAAAAATGAAGGCAATATGTTCATGGTAGGACACCACCAGGCACACGCTGCCAATGCATTTTTTTCAAGTAACCTTGACCAGTCTCTAATTATCACTCTGGACGGCGGCGGAGTCGAGCAAGAAAATAAGGTAACTGCTGCAACAATCTGGGCTGGAAAAGATAACAAGATAGGCCCAGTTCATGTTTTTGATTTTCATGATTTTAACATAGGTGGCGTCTGGACACGAGTGACTAGGTACGTTTTCAATCTACAGTCTGGATACCCAAGAGGTCATCAGGCAGGAACCGTGATGGCACTTGCTGCATTCGGCGATCCTACAAAGTTTCACGATGACTTCTTTAAAATGATGACAGTAGACAATCAATACGCATATCACAAACCTCCAGGTCAAAAGGATGGAGAGAATATTGGAGAAGATCCACCACACCCGTATCTGGACAAGTATAGAAAGCTTGCAGATGAAAGTGAGCAAAATAAATTTGACCTTGCAGCTGGATTGCAAAGTGCAACTGAAATGAGATTCAAAGGATTATTAGAAGATATTTTACGACAAATTCCTGACATTAAAAATCTTTGTCTAGCAGGCGGTGTAGCTTTAAACTCTGTTATGACAGGAAAAATAAAAAACTGGTTCCCACAGATAGAGAATATATACATACCCCCAGCAACCCATGACGGCGGCCTCACAATAGGCGCCGCACAATATGTCTGGCATCAAGTTTTAGATAATCCAAGGATAAAGTGGGAAGATAACTTTACACCCTATTTAGGTAGAACTTACTCAATTGAAGAAGTCAAAGAAGCCTTGGGCAAAAGAAGTGATGAAATATCACTAAATGAAAATGCATCTGATATAGACATAATAAACTGTCTAAAAAATCAAGAAATAATATCTGTATTTGGCGGCGGCTCTGAGTCGGGCAAAAGGGCACTCGGAAATAGAAGCATACTGGCTGACCCTAGAAGTGAAGTCATGAAAGATATTATAAATGAAAAGGTTAAGCATAGGCAGAAGTTTAGACCATTCGCACCTTCTATATTAAGAGAAGAAGTTTCAAATTGGTTCACTGAAGATCAAGAAAGTCCATATATGTCATTTGTTCTTCAGTTTACAGATGAAGCAAAGAAAAAAGTACCTGCTGTTGTTCATCATGACGGATCAGCACGCTTACAGACTGTAACTGAAAATGATAATCCGTGGTACTATAGCTTTCTTCAAGAATGGAATATAGAGTCTGGTGTTCCTATAATATTGAATACCAGCTTTAACGATAGAGAGCCTATTTGTGAAACTCCAGATCACGCTCTAGACTGTTTTTTAAGGACTAATATAGACAAGCTCTATTTTTATGATTATGGAATAATAGTGAGTAAAAAATGAAGATATCTTTTAATAGACCAAAAGCATCCACGGCATACGGAGGCGGCGCTCATTTTGTAACAAATTTTTCTAACTATCTTGAAAAAGTAGGCCACAGCGTATGTCACAAGCTAGAGCCGGGCATAGATCTAATCTTTATGATAGATCCCAGACCAAACGAAGCCGGATACTCTATTCAGGAAATTTTTAACTATAAGCATCAATTTCCAAAAACAAAAATGCTTCATAGAGTCAATGAGTGTGATAAAAGAAAAAATACAAACTTTATGGATCAGACCGTAATGCTATCCAATCAGCTAGCAGATCACACAATTTTTATAAGCAAGTGGCTAAGTGATTATTTTATACAAAAAGGTTTCAATAAGTCGTATGCCACAATAGTGAACGGATGTGATACAAGCCACTTCTACCCAGCAGACAGGCTATTCAATCCTACAAGACCAAAAATAGTTACGCATCACTGGTCAGATAACTGGATGAAAGGATTCGATATCTATACTAAAATAGATGAATATCTTCAAGAGAATGATAGATTTGATTTCACATATATAGGGAGATATTTTCAAGGCTACTCTCCGAAAAAGACTAATATTATACCACCTCTGTATGGTCATGATTTAGGTAACGAGCTTAGAAATCATGACATCTATGTCACAGCATCTAGATGGGAACCGTGCGGAATGCATCATATAGAAGGAGCATCATGTGGATTACCAGTTTTATATCATGCTGATGGCGGCGGAATAAACGAAACTTGCGTAAACCACGGATATCAATTTAGATCTTTTGCAGAGTTTTTAAAATATCTTGATCTAACCACTTCTAATCTCGATGGCTTAAAAGATAAAATAAATTATGAACAGCTAAGCTCAAAAATATGTTCTGATAACTATTATAAAGAAATAGTTGGAATGTTCAGTGAAAAATGAAATAATATTTATCTCAACAATTCACAGAATGTCAGAAAGGGTAATCTCTGTAATGAATAAGCTGCAAGAAAAATTTGATGTAAAAATAATAAACTCGGGCCAGTCTTCTTTTAATACTGAGTATCCTGCAAATTTAAGATATAGAAAGTATGTCTCAAAATATTTTTCTAAAAGAGATATTTTCAACACACCCGGCCTTTCTCACAGAAGTGAAGCAAAATCTAATAAGAATTCTAAGCACATAATTGATATTTTTAAAAGACTAGTTAGTGATAAAACAGTAGCTGTTATATTAGATGACTCCAGGTGCAGGGATCATTCATATGAGATATATAAAATTGCAAGTAGTAAGAAAATCAAAGTTTTTTCTAATTTTCATGGAAATACCACGTTTAAAGAGATTTTTTTATCATATGGTCTATCCTTAGGTAAGTTTTATGATCATATATTTGTGATGGGAGATTTTGAAAGAGACTTTTTAATAAAAAACGGAGTAGACAGATCGATTCTTTTAAGTGGCGGCATACCAGAAAATGATTCACTAAAGCTGTCAGAAAAAGGCGACGACTACATACTTGTAGTTCCCAACTTTATCTTAAAAAGAGAAGTTTCTAATAACTTTGACTATTGTGACAGGCCAAGATTTTTAGATGCAGTTGCAATAGACCAAATGAAACTAGCAGATCTTCAACAAAAGCTTGGAAAAAAAATAGTCTTTAAGGTTAAAGATAGAATGTCTACATCGAGTCAAGAAGAAGTAGATACTTTGATGTCAAACATTCATAGCAGCATAGACTACGAAATTATTCATAATATTGATTCTGAAAATGACCTAATATCAAACTCTTCTTGCATACTAGGATATGGATCTACAATGATGATAAAGGCTATTCAAATGGGCATACCTACCATAATGTACAGAGAGTTTGGTCATGTAGGAAACTTTATAGATTACCCAGGTGTAATCAGCTTAAGTGACCCATATGATAAAATAATTTCTACAAGCCTACCAGAAAATGAAAGAGAAAAGTTTTTAAAAAGAGTAGTGGCAGGAGGATATAATTTTAATTCAACACATCATTACTTACGTAATTTTTATGATAAACTGTAAATTAAAGAGAGTAAAATAATCCATTATGGAGCTACTGTCACAGAAAAAGATTTGTCTAATAACACCTCCGTCTCCATTTTTACTCGATGAGAGGGTGTTTATGCACCTGGGTGTTTTAAAGATCGCTGCTGTTCTTGAACAAAGAGGGTATGATGTTGACATGCTTGATCTAAGTGGCGTAGAGAACTATATTGATGTCTTAGACGACTACTTAAAAATTAAAAATCGTGCACAGATCGTGGGAATAACAGCCACTACGCCGCAGGTACCATACGCAGTTGAAATTAGTAAATTTTTAAAAAACAAAGTAGACAAAGTTATTTTGGGCGGCCCTCATGTTACCTTAATGAACACAGCAGCAAAAAGAGAAAAAAAGAAAAATTTTAAAGGCAGTGACAGAGCTTTTAAAGATGTTGAAAGACTAAAGGAATATTTCGATATAATTGTGTGCGGTGACGGTGAGTACGCTATATTTGAAGCGCTTGAAGGAAATGAAAAAGTTATAGACGCTGACGACAGAAAGTCACCGCACTTTTTAACAAATGAAGATTTCTCTACTTTGCCAGTTCCAGCTAGACATCTAGTTGACATTAGTTCATATCACTACACCATAGAGGGTGTTAGTGCTACAAGCCTCATAGCACAGCTAGGCTGTCCATTTAAATGCGCATTTTGTAGCGGTAGAAACTCTCCGTTTCTTAGAAAAATAAGGACACGATCATCTATCTCTGTTGTCAATGAGATAGAGCATCTTTATCTAACATACGGGCTCAAGGGTTTCATGTTTTATGACGACGAGCTAAATGTAAATAAAAGTATGGTTCAATTAATGAATATGATTACAGATTTACAGGACAAGCATGGAGTCGAGTTTATGCTAAGAGGATTTGTAAAAGCAGAGCTTTTTACAGATGAGCAGGCTGCTGCAATGTACAGAGCAGGATTTAGGTGGCTATTGACTGGATTTGAATCAGGGGACGAAAGAATACTGGCCAATATTAAAAAGATGGCAAAAAGAGAGGATAATACCAGAGCAGTTGAAATAGCCAAAAGAAACAATCTTAAGGTGAAAGCTCTTATGTCAATTGGCCATGCTGGTGAGAGTTTTGAATCTGTTGAAAATACAAAAAAATGGCTACTTGAATGTGAGCCAGAAGAGTTTGATTGTACTATTATTACAACATACCCCGGGTCACCTTACTTCGACGAAGCTGTCAAAGAAGGTGACAATTATGTGTATACTGATACAAAAAACGGTGATAAGCTATATCAGGCATCTCTGGATTATTTAACTGAACAAGACTACTATAAAGGCGACCCAGATGGAGGATATACATCGTATGTATGGACAGATCATATGAGCGCAGCAGATTTGGTTAGCGCTAGAGATGACCTTGAAAATAGTGTAAGAAGTGCTCTTAATATATCATTTAATCCCTCGCGGCCAGGGATAAAGCATGAACACTCTATGGGTATGGGTAATGTTTCCCTTCCAGATTTTATATTAAAAAGAGCAGTTAAAAAATAATCAATTCTAGCAATAGAATCAGACGGTAAAATAGTAATGACTAACATAGCAATTTATTTATCCTCTAGAAACAATTATGATCTCCTAGAGGATCTATTTCTTAAAACAACAAATCTAGAGGGATACCAGCTATATAATATAGATGACTTTTCTGACAAAGAAGAGATTGAGAAAGGAAGAGAAATATGTGCCAGAAACAATATTAAGTTTATTCCAAACAAGAATAGAGGACTGCAGTGGGCAGCACAAACAATGATAGACAGTATAGATGATAATATAAAATATATAGTCTGGTGCTCACACGACACGTTCCCGTTGACTTCTAAGTTTTTCAAAAACATTGATGAAAAAGTATCTTCAGGAAAGCTAGACAGCTTTGGCATGGTGGGATTCAATGCATTTGGACCGCAAAACGGAACTGATAGACCTGCTGATATAAAGCAAAATACGTGTGGAATATTGGGAAGATCATTACTTATGAAGCTACCCGTTGCTGGGCAAGCTGGAAGCGGGTGGTTCAAATCAAAAGATGTAACTCTAGAGTGGGACAAGTGGGGCAAACCATGTGCTGTAGACACGCCTAACTCATTTTTTGAAATGTTTAATGTAGAATTATTTAAAAAATATATAACTCCGTCTGACAAGTATCACCTATTCTTTGCACATGATGATATAGCGATGCAATTTTTAAAGAATAATGTTTATAATATTGTGCTACCGGACCTTTTAATATGGCATGATCAGCGACTCAAGTTAAAATTTAACATACCTTTAAGATCAGCAGGAGCTGCTAAGAAAGGAGATACAAGACACTTTGGCGACTACGGCCCCCATCTTGAGCATTGGGAAAAAACCTGGGGATGGGATAGACACGATAGAGAGACACTAAAGAGTGTAATCGATAGATACGAGGGGACACTTATTTATGACTTGTATCATCATGATTTTAATACTGGGCCTATAAGATCTTTTGATTTAGGATAAATTTAGATAGGAAAAACATGATAGAATTTTTGCTAAAAGAAACAAATACAAAGCCGTTGATTATACACGGCGCCGGCAAGTCAAAAACTGTGCCAGGCGGCGTGTGGGACACACTTCAATCAATGTTTTATACACACATAAATATCTTTCAAAAGTATCCTGGATTAAACAGTATTGATCAGAATGATATAACAATTGTAACGTGGAAAGGGGGAAAGTATCTTCATCAAAAAACAATTCTAGAAACATGTGCAGAGTATTATGATTTCCCTATTGTAATTTTAAAATGGCCAGATAGAGCTTCTTTTTGGGAAGGATGCCGTACAAAGCTTACGTCAACATTAGGCGCAATAGAGGATGGATTAATAAAAACAAAGTATATCATGTATTTAGATGTGAGTGATGTCATTTTACTAGACCACCCAATGGTGATTCTTAATAGATATTTAGACCTATTTCCTGAAAAAATAGTATTTAATGCTGAAAGAAATCACTATCCTAAAAATGAAGTTATTGGAAAACGGTGTCCTAGAATTGATCCTCTAGTAAAAAGCAGGTTTGATAAAGTTTTTAATTTTGATTTACTAAAGACTCACACGGAGTTTAAATATTTAAACGGCGGGGTTGCTATAGGAAAGACAAATGACTTTAAAGAGTTTTTAGAGTATGCGACATCACCAGAAACACAATGTGGAATAGATATTTCACCACCTATAACAAGTCAATTTATATTGAGAATAGCGCAGCATGACAAAAGAGAAAAGGTGGTCCTTGATGATGAATGTAAATTATTCACATGTCTATATAACGGCCCAGTAGAGGGTGATAATATGGGTGAAGGCAGGCCTGCATCTGAGATCAATATGCAAGATGTAGAGATTAAAGCTGGATGATATTGCGATGATAAAATTAAAAGTTAAAGAAACAAATACCTATCCGCTTCTTATTCACGCACCCGGACACTCTTCATCTGATCATGGCGAAATATTCGTAACGCTCTGTCATCTGCTATCTCTTCAGATTCTATCTCTTAAAAAAATACCAGAAGATCATGATAGTAGTGATCTAGATGTAACAATCATAACGTGGAAAGGCGGCCCAAGGTATAAAAATAAAGATACTCTTATAGAGCAGTTTGCAAAATTGTATAGTATTCCTACTGTGATATTACCATACCCTGATATCGATAACTTTTGGGAGGGCACAAGACATGCAAAAATAACTCTAACGACAGAATTGCTTAAGCAAGATATTATCAAGACTAGGTATTTTATGTATCTAGATATAGGAGACGTATTGTGGCTAGAATCTCCTAAAAAAATCCTAGAGAGATACAAAGAGCATTTTAGCGGAAAGATAGTTTTTAACGCAGAGAGAAATCATTATCCTAAAGATGACAGACTTGCTGATATGAATATGCCTGATGATCTAAGGGAGAAATGGAATAAGGTTTATGAATTTGATTTGGCAAAAGAGAGTACAAGCTTCAGGTATTTAAACTCTGGAATGGCAATAGGTGAAGTTAGCATGTTAAAAGATTTTATGGGCTATATTGTTGATGAAAATAATTGTACGGGATACCACCATATTCCTCATCTCGTTGATACGATACCTATAAAGATCGCCCAGTATGACAATAGAGATTGTGTGGTGACAGACGATAATTGTAAGCTATTTCTCTGTTTATTCAATTGTGTGGCACCCAGCCTAAAACACCAAGAATTACACATGTCAGATGTAGAAGTTTCATATACTTCGTACTAGAATGTGTTAAAATATATTTATAATTGACTCTTTATTCAAAGCTGCTAATAGAAAGCCTAGAGTCATAGAGATAAAACTAGATGATACTACATCGAAAAAAAATAATATTTATTCACGTAGCAAAAACAGCCGGCACAAGCGTAGAGCAGCATCTTAGAAGACATTCAGACTGGCCAGACCTATATCCATATGACGAGTCTTGGAAAGTTCCATTCGGGTATAGAGAACACGACACTGTTGTTGATATTAGAAACGCTATAGGTGACGATCTTTTTGACTCATATTTTAAATTTACAATAGTTCGAAATCCTTTTGATAGACTGGTGTCCCTATGGAGATATGGCCTCTTAAGAGACAGACCGTCTCACACTGGAATTCGACCGGGAATGTGTTTTAAGGACTGGTTACGCGAAAGTTGGAATAGATTTCCATCGACTCTAGACTATATCACAGATGAAAATGGTAAAATTCAAGTGGATAAGGTCTATAAATTTGAAAATTTGCAAAATGCTTGGCTTAATATTTGTGAAAAGGCAGACATAGGAAAAGAGACACTATCACACTTTAGAAAAACCACGGCGCTCTCTTTAAGAGCAAGATCAATAAACGGAAATATTACTGAACCAGCTCAAGATAACTATAGAAATTATTATAGCGTAGATAGTGAGCAATTTCTAATGTCAAAATTAAAAGATGAGTTTGATATTTTTGGATATAAAAAAATCGATAGATCAAAAATAACACTGAGCAATAAGTCAAAATTTTGGGACAAGTTTGGTGTCGCACATATGCGATCTTTTAAAACAGACGAAAAATATAAACTTACGCAGCTTGAGGGAATTGGATGTACTGAAAATGTCTCTATTCACCGTGCACCCACCATCATGGACACCAATCATAAACTCACTAGTGACATGAAGCAATTTCAAGCTTCCAGGTTTATAGAATCCATCGCCAAGATCGATGCCGCCGATAGGCAGACAGACAACCATACCCTTGATCATAACAAAAAGATAGACGGTCTTTCAAATGAATGTACCGATGTCTCATCCGCTAAGCTAGCCATGGACATTAAACTAAAAATCTAGGCCTTAGAGGGCAACTTTTTATAAGTCGACTTGTACACGCTTGACTTCGTTTAATATAATAAAATCTATAGACAGGAGACACTAAATGAATATTTTGGCAGTAATACCGGCAAAAGATGATTCTACTAGACTAGATGGTAAAAATCTTAAAAACATAGGAGGTAAATCTCTAATAGAGATAGCAGTTAATCACGCAAAGATGTCAAGTCTTGTAACTGACGTAGTTGTATCTACTGATTCTGAGAGAATAAAGAATTTTGTAGAGTCAAATGGAATATGTGAATGTATTATAAGAGAGCCCACACTTTCAGGCGAGGATGATGTGTTTCTGGTTTATAAGAGTGCCTGGAAGGCAAAAGGATCACACGCAGATTATGTCGTCGGCCTACAGCCGGATAATCCAGATAGAAGCTTAAATCTAGATGATGCAATTTCGTATGTTGTAGAAAAAGATTTGGATAATTTTTTTACAGTTGGCACAGACGGAAGGAAAAACGGATCGACTCGTATTTTCAAGCCAGCGACAGTCAGCTTTTTAGAAGAAAATACGCTTCTTGATGACTGTACTAATATTCATACACAGGCAGATTTAAATACTGCAACAAATAGGCTTTTGATAAATTCTAATCCTCTTAATTTAGGCCCAAAAGAAGTATTTATAATAGCTGAGGCTGCATGCAATCACATGTGTAGTATAGAGCTTGCAAAGGCTATGATTGATTGTGCAGCTGGCGCTGGAGCTAATGCGATAAAATTTCAAACATACAAAGGCGAGAGAATTGTCACCAAATATGCCCCTGCATTTTGGGGAACTGAAACAATGAAGCAGACACAATATTATCAAAGACTAGATAAGTTCAACAAGGAAGATTATGAATTTCTTTTCGACTATGCAAATAGTAAAGGAATACTTCCTTTTTCAACACCGTTTGGAATAGAGGATGCTATGATGTTGAATGAAATAGGAATGAAAATTTTCAAAATTCCTTCATTTGAAATAGTCAATTTGGAATTATTGAAATGCATAGCTTCATTTCGCAAGCCTATAATACTTTCAACTGGAGCAGCATCTTACAAAGAGATAGACAAAGCAATAGATGTAATAACCGGGGAGGGAAATTATGACCTAGCCCTCATGGCGTGCACGTTAAGTTATCATACAGAAGACGAAGATGCAAACTTAAAGAGAATTCAGACACTGAAGGCGAAGTATCCAAATTTCATGATAGGGCACTCAGATCATACCATGCCAGATCAAAATATGGCAATACCTGCAATCTCTGTGGCATTAGGTGCAAGAATGATAGAAAAGCACTATACTATGTCCAGAACAATGACTGGGTCTGGACACTATTTTTCTATTCAGCCAGAAGATCTTAGAAAGATGGTTCACAATATTAGACTTTATGAAAAAGTCATTGGAGATGGATCACAGGGAACGGCGGAAAATGAAAAGAGAGGAAAGGCAGGAGGAAGAAAAAGCATCGTTGCTAAGATTGATATTAAAAAAGGAATGACTATAGAAAAAGAAATGCTTACGTACAAAAGACCCGGAGACGGTATCTCACCTGACCAAGTTGACGCAGTTGTTGGAATGACAGCGTCTGATGATATTGGCGAAGACTATCAAGTTACATGGGAAAATGTTAAATGAAAAAGATATTACTAATTGCCGCACCGCGGCCAGATTCAAACCAAACAGCGATGCATATGGGTGACGGAAGACCTCCTATGGGCCTTGCATATATTAGCGCCTATGTAGAACAATTTGGACATGAAACGAAGATAGTTGATTTATATCATTTTGGTGGTGGCCACGATGATGAAAAGCAAAAATCAATGAAAGCATCTGCTACAATTTCTCATATCATTAAGAATGATAAAGAGTTTGATATATTTGGAGAGATAGATACATACAAACCAGATATTATTGGAATGTATCTGGGCACAATATCATATTACGAAGGCACACAGCTAGCACTATCAATTAAAGAAAAATATCCAAATATTACCACAATGGTCGGCGGTCCTCATGCCATTGAGCTGCCTGAGACATTAGTTCCATACTTTGACTACGTTGTTTGCGGCGAGGGAGAGATTGCAGCATTGGACATAGTGGAAGGAAGAGTCAAAGAGAAAGGCATCGTCAAGAGAGATAATATTGATGATATTAATGAGTTGCCTCTGCCGGATTTTAGACACTTTATAAACAGGCCATATAACTGGCAATTAGAAATGTTTGAAAATGATATTAATCCTGTTATTACAATTAATTCAACTCGAGGATGCCCATTTTCATGTATGTTCTGTGGCGTCGCAAATACAAAATTTAGAGGAATTAGTGCAGGCAGATTAGTAGGCTATATCGATGAGCTACAGTCAAAGTATGGCGCACAAGGCATCTATTTTAGAGAAGATAATTTCACAGTTCAGCCAAAACGTGTCGAAGAATTTTGTGACATATTAATATCAGAAAATATGAATGTCAAGTGGGCATGTGAGACTAGAGTTAACAATCTCAAGCCAGCGCTTATTGAAAAAATGGCAAAGTCTGGGTGCGTAGGACTTTATATAGGGGTGGAAAGCGGAAGTGAGCGTATGCTAAAATACATGAGGAAAGGAGAGACTCGAAAAGACTTCATTGAAAAGATGCCAATAATTCACGCGTCAGGAATGACAACTTATACAACGTGGGTATATGGCTTACCGTCAGAGACAGAAGAAGATAGAGAGGCCTCTGATAGATTTATTGATCTTCTAAAGCCTACTACAGCTGATACATTTGTTTATCTTGGCCAGCCCGGAAGTGATTTTTATAAGATGTTAGATGCAACAAACACTTATGAGCTTAAAGAGAGAAATGGTATTTTTTATATTCCGGGATTCTTACATCTTGCAAGAAGGGTATACGGAGACAACGATCCGCGAGTAGAGTTTGTTGAAAGGCTATATGAAAAAAATAAAATCAAGCCAGGAAAGCTAACACCTTATCATATCAATGATTCACTTTATCATAAGCTTAAAACGACAAAGATTAGAACTCAACTAAGTGTAAAGAAATAGCACTTGGCTATCATAGAATTAGAATAATGATAAGTGTTATAATTAGAAATAGAAATGAAGAGCAGTTTATAGGTCACGCAATACAGTCAGTTGTAGATAATTTAGATGATTTTGAAATAATAGTTGTCGATAATGATTCTTTTGATGAATCTATTGACATAGTTAAGCTTTTTAATTTTGAAAACATCAAGATAGAAAAAATACAGGACTATTCTCCAGGAAGAGCTATAAACACAGGTGTTAAAAAAGCAAATGGTGATTTAGTAATGGTCCTCTCCGCTCACTCTCAGCTTATTCAAAAAATAGATGAAGATAAAATGTGCGATCTTTTAAAAGAGTACTCGTGTATTTTCGGAAATCAAATACCGGTGTACAGAGGGAAAAAAATAAAAAAGAGATATGTCTGGTCTCACTTCACAGATGGAGATGAAGAGAACATGTGGTCAAATCTTGAGTCAAGATATTTTCTTCATAATGCTTTTTCACTATTTAAAAGAGATTTTTTATTAGAAAATAGTTTTGATGAAAGCTTGCCCGGAAAAGAAGACAGATATTGGGTAAATAAAATTATAGAAAGAGGTTGTAAAACTTTATATAAACATGATATTAGATGCTATCATCACTGGACAGTGAATGGTGCAACCTGGAAAGGAATAGGATAAAATGAAAATAGGAATAGTTGGTCAAGGATTTGTCGGATCTGCAATTCGTGAAGGTCTTGCTAATTTTTATAAAGTCCAAACTTATGATATAGATTCGGAAAAATGTAATAGCACTCATGAGAAAGTGTGTGTAGAGTCAGATATTATTTTTGTCTGTCTTCCCACACCCATGCGACAAGATGGATCTTGTGATACTAGAATTCTTGAAGATGCAATAGAGAAAATTAATGAAGAATGCAAAAACAATTCTTCAAGAAATCGTCCTACACTTGTTATAAAGTCAACAATTCCTCCGGGAACTACAAATAGAATAAATAATACGTCTATTCTTAGTGTATGTTTTAGTCCGGAGTTCCTTACAGAGGCTAATTCATTTGACGATTTTAAGAATCAGACGAGAATAATAATCGGAGGACCAGGTGCCAAGAAAGTAAAAATAATGTTCAGGAAACCATTTCCTCGCATTCCTATAATAGTGACTAAGTCAGAAACTGCTGAAATGGTAAAATATTTTACAAATTGCTTCTTGGCGTCTAAAGTCATTTTTGCAAATCAAATGTACGAGATTTGTAAAGAGTCAGAAATAGACTACGATAAAGTGTGTGAATATGCGCTATATGACACAAGGATAGGGAAAAGCCACTTAGCAGTCCCCGGCCCTGATGGCGACTTAGGTTTTGGAGGCCACTGCTTTCCCAAAGATTTGGCAGCCATGATGTATTTTGCCACACAGAATGGAGCAGGATCTGAGTTTTTAAAGCAGGTAACATTATCAAATGAAAAATATAGATCTGACAAAGATTGGTTAAAAATGAAAGGCAGAGCCATTTCAGAAGATTAGCATAATATTTTTTTATTATATTTTATTCTTAAGATAAATGAGAGATGAATGGGTGATTATTTGGTAACAGGCGGGTGCGGTTTCATCGGAGGCCATATAGTAGACAGGCTTATTAGCACGGGTCACAATGTTACAGTCATAGATGATCTTTCTGCACCTGAGAACGAGACATTTCACTATAATGAGAAAGCAAGATATTTCAAGCAAGATATATCAAAATCAGACTGTAGCTCACTTTTTCAAGGAATTGATTGCGTATTTCATCTAGCAGCTAGATCGAGAATTCAACCCACTATAGGAAATCCCTCTGAGTGCTTCGAGGTGAATGTCATAGGCACCCAGAGAGTTTTAGAATGGTGTCGAACATATTCTGTAAAAAAAGTAATATATTCAGGAACATCATCGCTTTATGGTCATCAAAATATAATTCCATTTACCCCGGCAATGCCACCAGATTGCCTAAATCCATACAGCATGTCAAAGTGGATGGGAGAACAGGTATGTAAATTATACTATCAGCTTTACGGAATAGAGTCTATAGTTTTAAGATATTTTAATGTTTTTGGACCAAGAGAACCGATCAAAGGTGTATATGCTCCTGTTATTGGACTTTTTAAAAGGCAAGTTAAAAGTGGAATGCCAATGACAATAGTAGGAGACGGAAGCCAGAGAAGAGATTTTACCTATATAGACGATGTTGTTGATGCAAATATGTCTGCACTTGTAGCAGACATAAGATTTGGTATATACAATGTAGGAACAGGAAAAAACTATAGTATAAATGAAATAGCAGACATGGTAGGAAAAGAAAAAGTATACATGCGTGAACGACCTGCTGAAGTTAAAGAAACTCTTGCAAATATAAATTTAACATTACAAGACCTCGGATGGTCACCTAGCACAGATATATCGAAAATTATAGATCAATACTAGTGTATAATTTATAATATTTTGTTATTATTTTAATATGGAATTTCCAACAAAAAAGAATCACGTTTCGTTTTCTGAGATAAAGTGCTGGAAGGAGTGCTCTTGGCGACACAAGCTCCTTCATATAGATAAAATTAATATTTTCGAGCCCTCTCCTTACCTAGACTTTGGAACTGCTGTTCACGAAGGTTGTGAGCAGTATCTCAAGACTAAGTCAATGGATAGCAAACATCACGATAAGCTTCTAAGAGATATTACAGAAGCTTGGAAGAAATATGGATTTGATGATCCTGAATGGGTAGATCGTCAGCCAGGATGGTATAAGTACCATCCAGTATCTGTGTGGTGTGAATGGGCAAAGAATATGTGGAGTGACGTGCCTAAGTTTCTAGAAGATACATTTCCCGGATGGGAGTGTTTTGATGCTGAAGAAATGCTATACGAGACCGTTACTGACAAGGATATAAACTTTAAAGGCTATATTGATGGAGTGATAAAGGTTCCCAAGAAGAAAGGAGAAGGATACAATTACTGGATAATTGATTGGAAAACTGCGCAGTCATACGGATGGAGAAGATCAAAGAAACAAGATATTTTAATGACTGCACAGTTAATACTCTATAAGTACTTCTGGTCAAGAAAGCATGATATCCCTCTAGGAGATATAAGGTGTGGATTTGTACTCCTTAAAAGAGGCGGAAAGCCAGGAAAAATATGCGAGCTAGTAACGGTATCGGTAGGACCCAAATCTCTTGAAAGAGGAACAAAAATATTAAATAACATGGTATACTCTGTTAGAGGCGGAATGTTTCTTAAAAACAGGGATTCGTGTAAATATTGTCAATTTAAAGACACAGATCACTGTACATAATTTACTTGATTCACACATATTAGTAATATGTGATTGATGTATCATTGAGGTTTGGATGAGTAAAAAAAAGGTACTAGTGCTTTCTGATCACGCATTGTCTACTTCAGGCGTAGGCACGCAAACAAGACACTTAATTAATGGTCTTCTTGAAAAATATCCGGGCGAGTGGACATTTCGTCAATTTGGAGCTGCACTAAAGCATACTGAATATAATACTGCTGTAGTTAATGAAGACTTTATAATAAAGCCAATAGACGGATTCGGAGATAGAGACTTAATAAGAATAACACTGGCAACTGAAAAGCCTGATATTCTTTTAATTTTTACAGATCCTAGATTTTTTATTTGGCTTTTTGAAATGGAAGATGAAATTCATCAGGTATGTCCAATAGCCTGGTGGCATGTCTGGGACAACTATCCGTATCCTGAATTTAACGATGTGCTTTATCAATCAACTGATCTTATAAATTGTCATTCACACCTAACTTATGAAATGGTTTCTGAAAGGCATCCCGATAAGACAAACTTTATTCCACACTCATTGCCAGACAATTTATTTTTTCCGATTGACAATAATCAGAAACAGATGCATAAATCAAGCATCATAGGTCATGATAGAAAGGATCATTTCGTAGGAATATGGGTAAATAGAAACGCTAAGAGAAAAAGGCCAAACGATGTACTTTTATCATGGAAGATATTTCTTGACAAGATAGAGGAAAAATATGGGCATAGAGATGCGACACTTATAATGCATACAGATCCATACGATGTCGAAGGACCAAACCTTGTTATAACTTCAGAGTTATTGAATATAAATAAAAATGTCATCTTCTCTAGCCAGCGGCTAGAGTTTGACAAGATGAATGTTCTTTATAATATCTCAGATTTTTGTATCAATGTGAGCTATGCAGAGGGATTCGGACTGCCAACGCTTGAGTCAATGAATTCTGGAAAGCCAATAATTGCAGTCAAAACAGGTGGCTTAACTCGCCAGGTTGTCGATCATAGAGACGGAACAGAAAACGGAGTTGCTCTCGATGTCGACTGTAAAACGCTTGTTGGGTCACAACAAGTTCCTTATATTTATGAAGACTATGCAACTAATGAATCTATTGCAGATGCAATGTTTAAGCTATATGAGATGGATCCAGATGAAAGAGAAAAGCTTGGAGAAAAAGCTAGAAGCTATGCACAATCAGAGTTCTCTTACGACAAGACAATAGATATGTGGCATGAATCTTTGACTAATCTTTATCATAATTGGAAAAATGACTATGAGAGATGGTCACTAAAAACGTACTAGGTAGGATATATAAATGAATGTTATTGTTAGGGCGCCTCTTTTGTCTATAAGTGGCTATGGTGTTCATTCTAGGCAGATATTTAAATGGCTTGATAGCAGAAGTGATGTGCAAGTATTTTCTCAAGTTGTTCAGTGGGGAAATACTAGCTGGATAATAAATAGTGAAGATGAAACAATAAAAAGAATAGTTGCAACATCCATGGATTGTAATGGAAAAGCAGACATCTCTTTTCAAGTACAGCTTCCAGATGAGTGGGATCCCAATCTTGCAAAGAAAAATATCGGCGTATCTGCGTTTATAGAGACAGACAGATGCAATCCAGCGTGGATAGAGGCAATTAATAAAATGGATTTAGTTATAGTTCCTTCAAATCATGTCAAGGATATAATTTTAAAATCTGGGCATGTAACCAAAGAGGTAATTGTTGTACCTGAATGGTATTTTGAGGAAATAGATAATGATGAAATAGACGAGATAGATCTCGATATATCAACAAAATTCAATTTTTTGACTATAGCACAGTTTACAGGCAATGATCCCACAACTGATAGAAAAAATCTTCTTTTTACTATAAAATGGTTTTGTGAAGCATTTGAAAATGACAAAGATGTCGGACTTATTATCAAGACAAATCATGGAAAAGGCACCCGTATAGATCGGCAGCTAACAATGAATAAGATAAGACAGGTAGTAAGCCAGGTAAGAAAAGGCAAATATCCAAAAATACATCTCTTGCATGGAAATCTCTCTCCAAGTGAAATAGCCGGCCTCTATAAGAGAAAAGATGTAAAGTGCTTTTTAAGTCTCACAAGAGGTGAAGGGTTTGGATTACCTCTTCTTGAGGCAGCAGCATGTGCCCTCCCTGTCATGGCAACAAACTGGTCAGCTCATTTAGATTTTTTGAATTTAGGAAAATTTATTCCTATTAGCTATTCAATTCTGCCTATAGATTCTAAAAAGGTAGATAATAGAATATTTCTAGCCGGGATGCAATGGGCAGAACCCTCTGAGCTAGATTTTAAGAAAAAAGTAGTTAAATTAAAAAACAAATATGATATTCCTAAAAAATGGGCACAAGACCTTTCTAAAAAAGTTAAAGAAAAATTTAGCTCACAAGCTATCATAAAGACTTATGATGAAGTTTTTGAAAGGATAAATCTTAAATGACAATTTTTTCAATATCTCTATTGGCTGTGTGTATTTTGCTAGTAATTATTTTAGGAATCTCTCTATATTTTAATTTTAAGCACGGAGTGGTTATATTAAAGATGCAAGATGCAATAGAGAAGTCTCTAGATACTTTAGATCTAAAGTATAAAAGGATTTCTGAAATTCTTGAAACACCAGTATTTTTCGACTCTGTAGAAGTAAGACAAGTCTTGTCAGAAATAAAAGATGCTAGAAGATCAGTATTGTATGTAGCTGGTGAATTATCTAATATAGACTACGACGATGAGGCTGAAGAAAGAAAGAATGGCTAAGAAAAAGATAATAAGAAGAAGAAGGGGAAAGAAAAGGGCGAAGCCATATTTTGACAGTAATACACAAGATGCTATTGTGAGATTTCAGTCTACTGAATCACCTGAAGACCAAGAGGTAATTTATATAAATGAAATTTTGCCTGCTCTTAGCAAACTTACTGAAAATTTAATTTTTATATATGGATTTGCAAAAACTAGTGAATATTCTTATGAAGTTTTACAGAGTGATTGTATTTCATTTTTATATGAGACATTGGGAAAATTTGACGCCAGTAGAGGCACAAAGGCATTTTCATATTTTAACGTAGTGGCAAAAAACTGGCTAATTATCCAAAGTAAAAAGACGCTAAAAAATAAAAAACGTCACATAAGCATCGATGATACAGCTATAGATGTTTATTCTGAATTTTATGAAACGTTTTCAATAGGCGCAATGCAAGAGCTTAAAATTGATAAAGAGGAATCAATGCAAAGTCTTTTTTCGCTAATGGAAGAGATAAAATCAAGGCTAAATAGTGATAATGAGCTAGCTTGTATGAATGCAATTATAACATTATTTTCAAAAATAGACGATCTTGATCTTTTGAATAAGCGTGCAGTTTTTGTGTATATGAGGGAGCTGTCAAGCCTCAGCCCTAAACAGCTATCAATAGCTATGTCAACAATTAGAAAACACTATAGGGACCTAGTTAAAGATGATAGATTTGATATATTTTTTGGAGTTTAACAATGTCAAAATCAATAGAAGATGCAATGGACTCAGTAAATGACAAGAAAAAGAAGATCTCCAAATTCTCAGATCTTCTAGACTCTTTAGAAAGTACAGAGGATAAGAAAAAGCTTTTGTGGAAAGAGGTATATGAAAATGCACTTAACGACAGAGAGAATGCAGGAGTCTTGTTTACAGACCTGCTAGTTCAATCACAAGGAAATGCAGCGAACCACACCATGTTCGGCCCTATAATGTCAAAATACCTAGAGAGAATGGCAAAGTCAAACGATCAAATTTTAAGACTTGCTGAGCTAATAGCAAAGGAAGATGAAAAATCAGTTGATGTAAATGACATCTTCAACAAGATAACGGAGTAGCTATGGCTGAAACAACAACCACAGTTGGAGGATTTGATTCACAGCAGGGAACTGCAGGAGTAGGCGGAGAAGACGCGGGAACAAAGCCATCAGCTGTTCCTTCTACTAGTACAGTTTTTTACTCAGTGACTGTTGTTGACTTTATATCAAATCCATCAGAGGATTTAATGCTTAATCCTATAAATGATCCAGACGTAACTTATGCGGAGTCACTTGAGAAAGGTGTAAATAGAGTTGTTAATCCGAACTATGTTCCTAGAATGCCAAGAAACTCTATTGTTGGAATTAAAACAACAGCTCGCGCAGCATATGAAGCCACAGAAGAGTCAAAGCAATATGAGATATTTTATCCTTTCTTTTCTCCCCATCTATCTCTTCCTGTAAAAGCAGGTGAAGAGGTATGGGTGGTATATGAATCAGCAGGAAGTGCATCCGGTGTAGGCTACTGGCTAACAAGAAAGGCAGCCTCTCTTGAGGTAGACGACCTGAATTACACACACAACCCTAGAGAGACACTAACATTGAGAGAAGCAGATAGCGCTGAGACTTCTCCTATGATCGCTCATGAAGGTGAAAATGTTGATGAGACATTTAATCCAATGGGATTTCCTAAAGGCGGCGGCAGGGTCAAGACAAATAATTTAATGCCTGACATAGATGGTGAAAGTGCATTCGAATATATAGTTGTAAATTCTAATTCATATCAGACACAATTCACATCAGAACCTGTTCCAAGATTTAGCAAGCGATCTCCGGACTTTACAATACAGGGATCAAATAATACTCTAATATGCCTCGGAGAAGAAAGAGGGAGAAATTCAATAATTTCAGCAGAGCTTGCTGGAAAATCAGCGCCTGACTCAAACAATACAGTTCCTGTAAAAGTTGCAGGAGATCCAGATCTTCAGGGAAGGGGAACTATTGACATAGTCGCTGGAAGAAGTGTTTTGCTTGAGGCCCTAACTGCTAATGAGACAGTTAGGGGGCTTGATACTTTATCCACTACGTCTGAAGCACTAACTGTTGATCCTGAAGCAGGATACGCTGCTGAGAAGATTGACACGGCTAAAAATCCTACCCTACCCGCTGCTGTTGGAAAGAATGCACGTGAGAGAGATGAGATTGATAAGACGCCTGATGTTACTGAGGCAAATAAGGACGGTGACAACGCAGCAGAAGGAGATCCTGACTTTATCAATGATCTCTCTAGAATCTATATCTCAATGAAGACAAATGTCGATGAGAATTTTGAGATAGAGGCTGCAGACACAGCTATGGTGAAATCTGAAGGTGATGTTCCAGGAATAGTAATAAAGTCAGATCAGGTGAGAATTGTTGCCAGAGAGGATGTTAAATTTATGGTAGGACCGGCAGATGATGGCGCCGCTATTGTTCTCAAGGCTGATGGGAATATTATCTTTATTCCAGGTGCAAAAGGTGTTATTAAACTCGGAGGAGACGACGCATCCAAGGCAATTCTTTGCCTAGATGGCGCAACAGGGGCTGATGTTGGAATTGTGGCTTCATTACCTATAGCTACAACAGCAGGAGGTGCTGCGGGCCACACGCCAGCAGGTCCATTTGGAGAATTTGCAACCAAGGTACTGGTGAAGTGATATGGGCTCTCTTTCTGGTGACGTTCTACAGGTCTTAGATCCCGCAACAGGCGATATATCAGACGCAGGAAGAGCTGCATTTATAGCCGATACCCAGATGATCATGGCAGTCGGCCCAGCAGCAACAGCTGGAATGATAGCGATAGCCGGAACAGACGCAGAGTTTAACATCACAGAGATGATGGGTGTCGTGTCACTTGGCATCATTGGTACTATGCTAGCAGCAGCGTTTGGCAGGCCAACGCTAGAAGAGCATATGACAGACTATGAGGCCTGGCATAGAATAATTGTTGACGGAATCTATAAGGATCTAGCACAGCAATTTGATATTACAAGTCAATATCCCCTTATGCCTATATTTGACCCTACATTTCTTGTTCCGCCAATCATTAACTGGATAGAGATAAATCTTAAACTCAATCTAGATATCAACATAGATTTAGACATGGTGCTTGGTCTGGGGTGGATTCCATGCATGCCAACACTTCTTGCTGACTGCGAGGGGTTTCTATGCATGACAGACTCTGTTGGAGATAACGGACACGTTAGGGAGAAATTTGAGGAGCCGCAGGATCCGGACAGCGCTGATAATCCTGTTGGAGAAGGAGAGCCATGGACATTCTGCGATCTATTTCCAATAGAGATACCTTTCCCGCCTCCATTTGTAATCCCTCCGATTCCTAGTCTACCTTCGTGGGCAATACCTGGAATTCCCGGTATTCCTCCGTTTGATCTTAACTTTCCGCCAGCAATACCCACAGTTCCATCATTCGCGATAGCACTCGGGGCCGCAATTCCAGAGTGGTTAATAAATTTAGCACTTGAGTTCACAGTAGAGTGGATGGAGCTACTTCCGTGCATTCCGTGCTTTATCGAGTGGGTGATAATGAAGATAATAGATCTAATAATATTGGTAATGGAGGCCATTGCAGGATACATTGCATTTGTTGCTTCAATCATAGTTATAATCAAACACATGGTTGTTTGGGTTGCTGTTGACTTAGTCGTCGCACTTCTTGGGCCCGGGATGATAGCAGATCTGGTTGCCACTTTGCTTGGTGCGTGATAATGTTTAGTCTATTGTCCCTACAGATCTCAAGAGCGACATATTTACTATCTAGAGGGCACTATGGCAAAAAGAGATATAACTTTCAGAAGCGTTGGTGTACAGCAGGGTGATCCTGGTCTCGAAAAAGAGATAAGCATCAGGCCTTTCGGTATAAAAACACCTATTGAAATCGGGGTGGGTAGATCTGGTATATTTGAAATGCACTTCAACGCTGTTTCACAGACTGAGGATAATTTAAGAAATCTTATCCTCACAAATCACGGTGAAAGATTGGGAAATCACGGATATGGTGCAAATTTAAGAACACTGACAACAGAGGTATCTTCTATTGATGATTTTGATACAATTGCAATGGAGAGAATTAGAAATTCTGTCACAAAACACATGCCTTTCGTAGAGTTGTCATCTTTTTCATCAGACTTCGGCGGAACAGACAGCGCAACAGCTGGCCCCGGTGACGGAGTCCCGGCAGGTATGACACGAGTAAATATGAAAATAAAATATCGCATTCCACAGCTTCGGTCCCCAGAAAGGGCAATCGAAATTTCTATATATTGTGTAGGATAAATAATGGGCTCAAAGAAAAATAACGTTAAAAGCATACGAAGAAATCAAAGATCTTATCTAAATAAAGATTTTGACGCATTCAAAGCAGAAATGACTCAGTATGGTCAGATTTACTTCGCTGATAAGATAAATGATTTCTCTGAAAATGGCGTAGCTGGCATGTTTGTAGAAATGGCTGCGATGGTTGGAGATAACTTATCATTCTATTTAGATCATCAGTTTAGTGAGCTAGATGTGTTTACTGCTGTAGAAGATAAAAACGTAGAAAGACTTGTAAGATCTGCAGGTGTAAAAATACGCGGTGCCGCGCCAGCGACAGTTGATATTGATTTTTATCTAGAGGCACCAGCAGTGCTAAGAGATAACAAATATATTCCAGATTCAAGCTCACTACCTATAATACAGGCTGGAACAATACTGGCAGCCAGCTCCGGAGTCAAGTTTGAGCTGATTGATGATTTAAATTTTTCAAAAACTAAAAGAGACGGATCTTTTGTAGCATCATACGTGACAATGAAATCAAATTCAGATGGTGCGCCCACAACGTTTTCTGTTAAAATGAGCGGTCTTTGCTCATCTGCAATAACTTCATCTGAAAGCTTCACAATACCAGACAAGTTTGTTCCATTTAGAACAATCAGGCTGTCAACTTCAAATGTCGCAGAAATAATAACAGTTAAAGATTCAGATGGAATTGAATATTACGAAGTAGAATCATTGACACAGGACACAGTATATAAAAGAGTTGCAAATGAGTCTTACGATTCTGAGCTAGTTACAGAAAATATAGAAATGATTCCTGCTCCATACAGATTCTTAACAAAGACAAGCAGGAAAACAGGATCAACAACTTTAAGATTCGGCGGCGGCAGTGCTGCGGGTACTGACGATGATATTATGCCAGATCCAAGTGAAGTTGCAATTCCTCTGTATGGGAGAAAAAAGACGTTTTCTAGACTTACATTAGATCCTAACAAGCTTTTACAAACACGAACACTTGGAGTTTCACCGAGAAATACAACAATATCTGTAAGATATAGAGCAGGTGGAGGCATAAAGCATAATGTTTCCGAAAAATCAATAAAAACAGTTTCTGTATTAAAAACTAAGTTTGCTGCATCAACAGTGGCATCTACAATAGGCGCAGTGAGAGCATCGGTAGAGGTTAATAATCCTACTTCTGCAAAAGGAGGAGAAGCAGCGCTTACAGTTGATGAACTAAGGGCTACAGCACTGGCATTTAGAAATTCACAATCTCGAGTAGTGACAAGGCAGGATCTGGTTGCAAGAGTTTACACGATGCCAACAAAATTTGGAAGAGTATTCAGGGTGGGAATTAGAGATAATCCATCCAATCCCCTCGCTGCTGTTGTATCAATAATAAGTAGAGACTCTAAGTCAAAGCTTGTTATATCGCCAGACACACTTAAGGAAAATTTAAAGCTATACCTCAATGAATATAGACTCATATCTGATGCAGTAGATATAGTTGATGCAAGAGTTGTAAATATAAAAATAGAATATGGCGTAGTCATAGATGCAACAGCAAATAAAAACCTTACGATACAGAGGTCAAATGATCTAATTAAAAAGTATATGTCAATTGAAAATTTTCAAATAGATCAGCCTATAGTTAAGTCTGATATTATTAATATAATCTTAAATACAGAAGGGATTATCTCTCTTGTCAAGTTTAAAGTATCAAGCTTGTCAGGAACAGTTGGAAAAAACGATTATGCTCCTGAGGGATTTGCTGTCAGGGCAAATACAGATAGAGGCCTTATAATTCCGCCCCCTGGATCAATATTCGAGATAAAATATCCCTCCGATGATATCATAGGAACAGCGAGATAAGATATGTATAGAATTCTAACTGCCAGCAAAGACACATATATTACAAATAAAATTATTAATAATAGCTTTAGAGCTACTGATGCAAATGTAGGAAAAGCATCTACTCTTGACTTATTTAAACTTTATGGAGAGTCTACGTCTGGATCTGTGGCTTCTCCTTTTGAATTAACTAGAGCATTATTAAAATTTAATCTTAATCCACTAAGAAAATTAACAGGATCATTTTTAGACATAAGCGACTCTTCGTTTAAATGTACGTTAAAGCTTTTTGATGTATACGGAGGGCAGACAACGCCCTCAAACTTTAAGCTGATAATGTTTCCCCTATCTAGATCATTTGACGAAGGAGTGGGCTTAAATGTCGTTGACTTTTCTGATCTTGATTCTTGCAATTTTATAACATCGTCTGTCCAGGGAAGTACACCGTCACTATGGTATCACTCAGGTGCAAACAAGCAGGGCCTACTCGGATCAGACGACATAGATATAATCTCAAGTGGAAACTTAAAAGATGGTGACGGAGTTGTAAATCTTTGGAAAACACAGTCATTTTCATCGGGTGATGAAGATTTATCTATCGATATAACTACAATCGTATCAGCAACATTGAAAGACATTATCCCAGATCACGGCTTTAGAATATCATATTCTGGGTCTGAAGAGACAGACCAGATAACTCGTTTTGTTAAAAGATTTTCATCTACACAGGCTGCCGATTATGTTAGAAGGCCTAGATTAATTGTCACGTATAATAATTCAACGCAAGACCACCACAAATCCTTTTTCTTCAATGTTTCAGGGTCACTATTTCTTAACAATTTTCACAGAGGAACACCGTCAAATATACTATCAGGTGCTTCAGCAACAGAGGTAAAAGGTGCAAACTCTCTTCTTCTCGAGCTACGATCTGGAAGCCTCTCTGGAAATACATTTTTTCAAAAATTTATCACAGCTTCACAGCATAAAATTGGTGATAATTTTATAACTGGGGCATATTCTGCATCATTTGCTATCTCACAATGGTCAACTGCATCTTTGACAAATGAGATAAAAAATGCTGCTTCTGCAACTTTTACTGAGATATGGAGCTCTTTAGACAAGACAGTTGGATATCTAACTGGATCTATAGTTGTCAATTCTGTAGATAGGACATCTTTTAACAATCAGACAAGCAGGCTCCTTGTGAGCGTGACAAATATGCAGCCAAAATATGTGTCTACTGAGAAGGTGAGATTTAGGATTTTTATTGAGAATATTGATAGGCCAGTAAGATACAAAAAAGTTCCATTTGTCACACCGAGTCAGATTTTTACATCTATGTACTATAGAATAAGAGACTGTGATTCTGATGAAGTTATAATTCCTTTTGAAACATCTGGAGGAACGTTATGCTCCACAGATTCCGATGGAATGTATTTTGATGTATACATGGATTCACTGTTTAAAGGAAGATTATACACTATTGATTTTCTTGTAAAAGATAAGGATTTTGATCAAACTTTTACAGATGTCGCTGCTAAGTTTAGGGTTGATTAGAGAGTTTAAATGTCAAGCAACAGAAACGTTAACAATACTGGAAAGCCCAGACTTTTTAGCCCGTCGATGTTAAGGGAAGAGGCAAAATATGCCCCTCCTACGCGTGTAAAGCTTAAAAGTCTTTCCAATACTAACTTTGAAAGCACATCTTCGTTTAGATATGATGATCCCGGAATCGGTCTAAAATCAACGCAAGAAATACCGCTTGACTGGTCAAGATTTGAAAATCATACATTTTTTAATTCTGCTCAATCAAAGGTAAATATAGCATTTGATAAAATTATTAATGAGTATCCTTTTGATGGAACTGCTGTAGAAGTAGAGGCTTTTGAAGATGGCTTGACAGGCTACGAGTTCTATGTCTATGAGCAGTTTCCTAAAAACAGGGGATACCTGAATCTTTCCGGAGCAACACATCCGCACTCTGAGAAAGAAGGAACATACATAAAGGTCATAGATAGTGCAGGAAGTCAATTTCCAGACTTCTCACGGCTGAATAACGGAGAAGCAATTATAGATTTTGGATTGAATCCATTTTCATTTGAATTTCTATTAAGGCCTGTTCCTGCACAAAACGAACATCAGATCATATTTCAGAAGAGAGATGCAGCAGATAGGACTGTTTCTCTTTTTCTATCCGGCGCTGCTAGTGAAAGAAGCACAGATATAATTTTTACTATAGCGTCTGGATCTGGAAAATTAATAGCGAGTGCGTCTGTAGAAAAAGGAAAGTTTAGCCATATTTGTACAACATATGACCGAGGCGACACAAACAAGCTTAAGATATTTGTAAGCGAGTCGCTAGTGTCTACATCGTCTCGGGCATTTGAGTTTGGAAGCCTTTCTTTTAATAGGCCTCCGCTTTTTATAGGATCAGGATCTGCAGTCTCTATACCAGGATATTTCAATCTAGGGTCTCCGGCTGAAACATCTCTATCTCCGCTTCAAACACTATCAGGTGCGCTAGATGAGTTTAGAGTATTCCACTCAATCAGGACTATTGAGCAACAGCAGGAAGACGCAAGAAAAGATATTTATGCATCTGATGATTTAAAATTATACTTTAAATTTAATGAACCATCTGGTTCATTTAACATAGAAAGTGTTGTTCTTGATAGCTCTGGAAACTCTCTTCACAGTAGAATATCAAACTTCTCATCAGAGATGAGAAACACCGCATCAATAGCAAATCCCATGACTGAAGAAAACATAAAAAGATGTCCTATCTTGTTTCCCTCTTTTGGCGAAGTGAACGGGCTAAATACAGTCCTATTGAATAGTGCAAGCTTTTATGATAGCGAAAATCCCAATATTATTACAAAGATGCTTCCTATACACTACTTGCTTGAAGGGCAAGCAGCTCAAGGACTTGCAACAGAAGATGGTCAAATAGGAAATATAATTACAGCTAATTCAATTCCCGGATCTGCAAAAATTGGATCTGCCCAGTATATGACTGCTTTCTTGTTTATATGGGCAAAGTTTTTTGATGAAATTAAAATATTTATTGATCATTTTGCTGATGTGCTACATCCTGACTATGACGATGCCGAGACAGTCGCGGCAAAGTTTTTACCATTTGTTGCAAATTATTATGGTGTTCAATTACCAGCAATATTTCCAGGTACAGATCCGACACAGTTTATAGCCGGAGAGAATATACAGGACAGCTATTCTAGATCATTGAGATCATTATTCTATATTCAAACAGAAATCTGGAGAAGAATATTGATAAATCTTAATGAAATAACAAGATCAAAAGGAACTGTTCACAGTGTGAAAGCAATAATCAGGGCAGCGGGAATCAACCCAGATAGCCTGATGGCAATAAGAGAATACGGCGGCCCGACAAAACGGGCTCTCGTCGGGCTTAGACAAACATCGACAGAGGTGGCAAACTCACTAGAATTCTCAGGAAGTCTGGCAAAGGTGTCAGAAGGGACTCTTTCAGCTCAGGGCATTTCACCAAACAAGCCGTTTATAATGTCTGCGCCGCTCTCTTCGTCAAGAGTTGAAGTTGGATTTCCAGAACCTGTGGGAACTTTCGTACATAAGCGACAGTTTCATCCGCACGGTATTTCAGACAATAGAAGTGATGGAATGCTAACATCTGGATCATTTACATATGAGGCGATATATCAGTTTCCAAAAAGTATAAGAAATCATTTTCAAGTTCAAAGCTTAGCTAGATTGCATGTAACCGGAACAAACGACCCTTCTATTAATCAGAGTGTTTTAGCAAATTTAACTGTTGTATCTGGAACTGAAAACTCATTGACATCTAGCGGATCAACATTAAGACTTTTTGTGAGATCTAGTGATAATGGCGGAAATACGCTAAACCTATTTTTAACTGGTGTTAATATATTTGATGGAAATCTATGGAATGTTTCATTTGGTAGAGAGAGATCTGACCAGAAAAAGATTACAGATGCAAATTATTATCTTGCAAATAAAGTATCTACTGCAGGATCATCATCGTATTTTCTAAGATGCGCACGAAATGCCTTTGGAGAGGTAAAGCAGGTATTTACAACATCATCGTTCTTTATGGAGACTCCAGATACTGACGAGGATATGTTTGAGGTGTATAATAATCAGTTTAACACATCAGGCTCATTTGTAGTGATAGGTTCACAGAGCATAGGTGGAACAGCTGAAGAATTATTTTTAAACGATGCCATTAATGTGGCTGATCAGGCGAGAGCAACAAATTTTGATGGACAGGTAAGCCAGATAAGATTCTGGTCTAGCGCCCTTGAAGAAAGCAGCTGGCTAGAACACGTCAGAAACTTTAAGTCACTCGGCGTGGACGATCCTCTTGTTCACTTTAATTTTGATACAAAGCCAACAGGGTCATTTGGCAGATTAAGAATGGATCTGTCAATAGATCAGGAAGTTACAGCTGCAAATCTACACTACAATAAGAATTTTAGGTCGCAGGTTGGAGAAATTGTATTAAATGACTTTTCACAGAATTCTTTTTACGCAACTGGGTCTGGGTTTGAATCAGCAAAGATTGTTATAGTTCCAGAAACATTCTACTTTAGTCATCTTTCACCTAAATTTGACATAGCACAAACTGATAATAAGATAAGAATTAGAAGCTATGAAACAGCAAGGCTTGTAAAAGAAAATATCTATGCTACAGCTGCACCATCCTATGAGGTACTTAGAAGCGAAGAGCCTAATGATGATACAAGATTTTCAATAGATTTTTCATCAGTAAAAGCATTAGACGACGATATAATGAACATTTTTGGAACATTAGAGTTTTTTGATGATGCGCTCGGAAGACCCAACCTTCTTTTTGATGATTTTTATCCAGATATGGATCAGCTAAGAAAGATCTACTTTGATAGGTTGACAGGTGTTCCAGACTACCAGATTTTCTTTAAGATGTATAAGTGGTTTAATGGAGCAATGGGATCAATAATAACACAGCTAATTCCGCGAAAGACTAAGTTTTTAGGAATAAACTTTGTTATAGAGTCTCATGTCTTGGAAAGAAATAGATTTAGATACTTATTTGATGATATCTATCTTAAGGCACTAGATAGAAATACTGAAAGAGGCAATCTTCTTCTTTCACAAATCGTAGGAACGATGAAGAAGTTTTAGGAGTAAAAAATGTCAATTAAGCCGTGGGTAGACGCACCTGCTAATGATACTGGCACTCCAGTTAGTGACCCGTGGCGTCTCGCTAAGCAGGCAGCAATAGATGCAGGAGAGCTCGCGGCAAGCGGAGCAATGAACACGTCAGAGATCGATAGATTTAGGCAAGGCGTAAACACTAGGGGCCCATCTGACTTTGTTAAATCGATGCTACCGTGGATGTCTGACAGGGGGTTTCCTGATAAGGCGGGTGAGAAATTTGATCCCACCATTGAAAAACACATCTATGGCCAGCCGAAGCTTTTTGAAGATCTCGGTAATGCTGGGCCGTTTAATGACAAGTTTGCACCTTTTGATGACATAGCAGATCTAGATGATCCTGTCGCGTTTATAAAAGATCCGGGAACACAAAGGTACCCAGTTGTCTTGCTCAGCCCGAATTGGCTGGATCCCGCATCGATGGATGGGATAATAGAGCCCCTAGCGGTGAGGCAGTCTTTTACAAATGCCTCAATAGAAGGCCCGTGGCTTGCACACGACATTAGAGCATCATTACAACCCACTGTTGGACCCGAGATTTTAGGTTATAATATTGAGATCTCAACATTTGTTCAATTCGAACCACAAGATGTTATAAGACCATTTCTAGATTCACAAGATATTGCTATGTCATCTGGAAGCTATGCGACAATCTCAAGTGGAAAATATACAGCAATATCTAGCGAAGGATACGCATTCCCAATCCCGCAGACAATAGATCCTTTTGACGATGTTGATGCTGATAATTTCAACACAACTGACATAGACTTTAATCAGTTTGAGATATCAGGATCATTTATGTCCACTGGTAAGTTTATAGAAGATCCTAGATTTGGTATCCTTGGTAAGAGCTCAACAGTGGGCTTTATTCAACGTGGTGGAAGCTATGTTGTTAATGATGACATATCTGGAAACAGAAGAGTTAACGGTGTAGATTCAATAGCATTTGCAGGATGGCTTAAGTAATGCCTAAAACGATAAAGACAAAATTTGATCCGACTGGCGATTTCGTAACAGTGGGAGAGAATTCTCCTAATGTGTCAGCAGGAACGGTTACAGCCACGTATAATAAGAGTTTAAATCTCATAGGGTGGTGGAAGTTTGATGCAGGGTTGAATCCAAATACATTCCCTACAGCAATAGTTGCTCCAGACACCGTCGACCAGACGGGTAGGGGAAACAATGTGAAGTATGAAACCGCTGATTACTCACCATACCTTAGTTCTAATCCTCCCTCAAAATCTCACTGGATCCAGGACTACTCTCTATCGTTTAGCAATAATGTCAACGGTCCTGGAGGCTCAAATGACTATGGCTACGTGGAAAACCCACCAGACGATCTTTTTTCATTTGGACGACAGAACCCTACGCCGACTGACTATCCTTTTAGCGTGTCATGTTGGGTATACCCTACAAGCCTTGAAGATACGACACACCAGCTAATAAGAAAAGTTGACTTCGACGATGACAACTACGAGTGGCAGATCTTTCTCCACGACGCGGTTGGCGATGGAACCCACTCAAGAATTTATTTTTATCTATACAATAATGACGACTCCGCCACCTACGTATGGGTTAGGTCGTCTTCGACTTCCATCAAAATTAATCAGTGGAATCACGTAGTAGTGACATATGACGGCCGTGGAGGAGCTACAGCCGATGATGGTATGAATATCTATATAAACGGTGTCAACAACATCAACTTTCGAGCAGGCGACGGCAGCTACGTCGCGATGGCAGTAACTAGTTGCACTATGAAAATAGGAGCATATCTTTCCAGCGGCACCCCAACCCAGGAGTTTAGAGGTGATTTAGCGTCTATGTGCATCTGGAACGCAGAGCTTAGCGCAGCAGATGCGCAGGCCCTCTATGAGTCAAAAAATGGCTCATACCAGATGATGACAGGGTATCTCAATAATCCGTACAAGACAGTGATATCTGATCGTGATAACATGACAGGGTCATATCCCACGATACTTAGAACAACTGGAAGAAGGTCAACATCAGGAAAGGGTCCGGGTGGAAAGGCAGATCCATTTGATGATACAAGGGTTGTTAACTTTGGGGCATCAAGAACCATCGTATATCCATTTGTTCTTACAAAATATGATACAGCAAAGTATGAGTCAAACTGGGTGGCAAGTCCAAACTTATCACCAGGGACCATGTGGCTTTCGGGAGGGCTGGGAATTCCAGACAGTCCACCCATCGATGCATCAGGAGAAGCTCTTCCAGGATTATCAGATCAAGGCCTCATACCATCCGTTCGACAGGGATTGCAGTTTGCTCCGTTTGCTGAAAACAGGATTTATTTAGAAGACACACCTTTCTATCTCACAGGAACAAATCCGAGTGTTTATCCTAGCTTTGGTTCACGCCTAGCAGACAAGGTTCAGATCAAGATAGGACTGGGATCTGTTTCTGACTCATTTGTATCGAGATATTCACTAAGCGGAACAATGAGCGAAAGAAAGGCATACGGCTGGCCTGGATCCCACACGGGAGGCGATCCAGCATCAGAACCATCACATCGTGTCGAAGGCCTAGCTGAAGAGGAGCACACTGGATTTCTGTATTACAACCCTGCGAAGAGACGCTGGGAGGATATTGGTGTAAGAGATCCTCAGACAGGTGCAAACCTTCACTACAATTCATGGTACACTGAAGTATCAGGCACATATGCTAACTGGGTCCCACCTAACCCAATCTCGTATCTTTCAACATACTCTCCAGGCACTCCAGGCACCT